TGTACTCAGCCACCGCGCCGCCGCTGACCATCGAGCGGATCGCCGCCTGCACCGCAGCAAGGTCCTGCTGCACCTGTGTGCGGCCATCAACCGCTCCAGGTGAACCGGTGTAGGTCAGCGCCGCCAGCACCTGCAGCTGCCCAGCACCCAGCGTCACCGTGCTGCCGGTCTTCGTTGCGACCGCCTGCCAGAACCACTGCCCTGCATCGAATGCCGTGCTCGTACCCGCGGCAATAGTGAACTCCCACCCGGTGCCGTAGGCAGTGCCCACCACCGTCGCGCCTTCGCTTGCCGTGTTCGTCCGCAAGTAGTACGACAACGACCAGGAGCCGCTATCAATTGCATTGCCGAGGTTGTCAACGCCAGGGGCATCGCGCCACTGAATCGTGTCACCAGCTCGGAGAGAACTTGGAATGTTCACGGTTCGACTAACACCTTTCTATTGAGTCTACCCATGGAATGGGTCCATGCCTAGCCACACCCTGCCACACCTAGCCTAGCCCTTTCCGACCACGCCAAATGACGCCGCAACCATCCTTGTGAGGATGGCAGGGAAGCGTAAAGCCTCCGTGCCATCGTCTATGGCCCTTGCCTTGCCGCGCCGCGCCGCGGCGTGCCCCGCCACACACTGCCGCACCGAGTGCTGCCGCGCCCCAACTGCTCCCATTGAGAGCAGCAGGGAGGGTTGCCCCTCCGTGCTGCCGTCTGCAACCCTTGCCTCGTCGTGCCGTACCGCGCCAGGCCTTGCCCCGCCCCGCTCCGCAGTGCCGCGCAGTGCCGCGCCAAACTGGGACTTACACCTTGCGGATGCCCAGAGCATCAAATCACCTGCGCTTCAAATCGGCCGTGCTTAGGTCGCCAATCCCCAAGCCCCACAAATTTGCCAGCATCAGATGCGATCTCTTCAATGTCCCGCAGGTTTAGCACGTCGGGATCGTACTGAGCGATTGCAGTGCAACTCCAGTTGCGGAACACAGGCCGTGTGCGCATTACCTTGGCCTGGCCTATTTTGACGCCAATGGTGTGAGTGAAATTCCCTGAATCAAACATCTCGGTCAATGTAGCGTCATTGATCGCTGCTGGCTTGCCGTCAAACTGCAGCGTAGCGTGCTGCGTGGTGTACAAACCGCATTTGGCCTGCGGGCCACGCCTGCTCTTCTTTGCACCGGCAATCATTACGCTTTCAATCACGTAGTCAGGAATGACTAGATTATCGGCGGAACGATACAGGCCGGCTAACCATTCAAGCCGGGCAAGCTCATCATAGTCTGCGTCAGTTTTTTTACGCTTGCTGCTAACGGCTTTCATCGCCTTCGCGTAGGTATTTCTCGGATCGGCGGTCTGACCGTTGTGGCACAGCAATGGACTCACGCCCTGCAAGCGTATCTTGATCTGTGGAAGGTTGGACATTGCGTCGTGTTGTGATTGTAGTAGGTGTCAGTGATGGTGCGGCGACTGTGACGGCCTGCACTTGCTTTTTGGGATCGAGCTTGTAGCGTTGGCGGCGGACTGAATTGGTAATGCCGTCGTGACACTCGGCGCACAAAGTCAGAAGATCTGACAGCGCTTCGTTGCCAAATGACGGGTATCGGTAGTCCGGTGGTCCGGCATTGCGGTGATGCACCTGCAGAACAGGCCATCCAAGATCGGCTAGCTGCTGGCAAGTAATGCCGCAGCCTTGGCAAGTGTGATCGTCATGATTCAGCCGCGTGAGGCGCTTAGCGCGCCATTGGCTGGATTGGTAATAGGCCTCCGATTGCATTAGGATCAAGCTCAGGCGTAGCCACTTGGCTGCCGCCTGCTGTCAAATCATACCACGATCAAACCATGGCGCAAGGTGTACGGGTCCAAGTGGTTCTCCCGCAGAGCATCGCAGACAAGCTCAAAGACCGTGCCAACGCCGACGGCCGCACCGTCTCAAGCCTGGCTGCCTACATGATCGAATCTGCTCTAGGCGTTACCAGTTGCTCACGAAGCCACTAGCAGCCCCTGAGGGAGGCTGCTGTTTCGATCCTAGCAACGCCGGCTTCTTCTCTAGCCTTTTCTCCAGCTGATCCCAGATCGTTCGACGGTCAAAACGCTGATACATCAGGTTCAACCCGGCATAGGCATACACCAAACAGTCCAGCGCTTCGTTCCTGGCTGATGGTTTCTTCACCCATTCCCTTGTCGGGAACCCGCCGCGGTTGTACCGCAACACCTGCTTCTCTGCCGTCAGCTGCTCGAAGTATTCGCCTGTCGTGCCCATGTGGAAGTGCAGGAACCCAGCGCCCTGCTCGTTGTGCTTCAGCCGCCCGAACAGCGTTGTCTTCACCGTGTCACCACCCACCGGATAGACCAGCGCGCCGCGCTTCAACGTCCGCCCCTGGTAGTTCACATCCACCTTGCTGCCCTTGCCGATCGGTGGTTTGCCACGCTGGCTCTGCCCCTTGATCGCCACCACACCCTGCCGGCCGCGCTCCCGGGCGTACTGGTACACCTCCGCCGTGAAGTGCCCGCCGCTGTCGATCGCCACCACGTCAGGCCGCATAGGCCGGCCCACCGCATGTGGCCATTCGCGCAGCACCACCTCGTCCAGCTGCTTCCATAAGTCCTGCCGCGAGGGGTCGCCGTAGATCTCCTGGTGGTCCAGCAGCCAGCCCTCCTCCTCTCGGCCCCATGCCCACACGCTGATCGCTAGCCGGTTGTCCTGCACGTCAACGCCCACCGTTAACGCCAGCCCACCATCAGGCACCATCGCCGCCTCGTAGTGCTCGCAGCGCTCCATCAGGCCGTCGGCGCTGACCTTGCTCGCAAAGTCTTCCTCCCACGTCTCCGCCAGCCTGGTATTGACAAAGCTCTTCAGCATCGGCGCATCGGTCTTGGCACGCAGGAAGTCGTCCACCATGTCGGCCCAGCTCAACCAGCCGAGTGGTGAGTACAGCCCGCTCAGATGGAACCCAGCCGTCTTGCCATTGCTCGGTGCCGTTGCCCGCCACTCTCCCCTGCGCAGCATCGCCGGCTTGTGGATCTCAGCAAACCGCTCATGGCATACCTCGCACTCATAGGCAGCCGTGCTCGCCTCGTTGTTCTCCCACTTCAGCTGCGGCCACTTCAACCACTGCATCACATTGCAGCAGGGGCACGGCACATAGAACCGCCGCTGGTCGCTTCGCTCATACTCAGCCTCGATCCGGCTGAAGTCCTTCACCGTTGGCGTGCTGGTCAGCAGGATCTTGCGTCGCGCGAACGTCGTCGCACGCTTCTCCGCCAAGCTCACCGGGTCGCCCTCGCCGTCTACGTCGCTTGGGAATGCGTCGATCTCATCGCAGAAGATGTACCGGCATGGCGTAGACCGCAGACCAGTCGCGCTGTTGCTTCCAGTCAGCAGCATCATCCCGCCCGGAAAATCTTTTGCAAACATCGTGTTGCCACTGTCGCGGCTCCTGCTCGGTGCAATCTTCTCCGCCAGCACCGGCGTCTCCGTGATCAAGCTTTCCAGCCGCTGCTTGCTCAGCCGCTTTGCCATCTCCACCGTGGGCTGCACCAGCAGCATCGGGCCCGGCGCGTGGTCGATCACATAGCCCAGCCAGTTCGCGCCGGCCTCCGTCTTGCCCGTCTGCGCAGCAAACATCATCACCACACGCTGCACCGCGCTGGTGCTGCTCAAGCAATCCATCGGTTCCCGCAGGTACGGCGTCCGGCTGGTGCGCCATGGCCCCGGCTCCGCGCTTGCCTTGCTACTCAGCCGTCGATGTTTGTCCGCCCATTCACTCACCGTCAGCGGTTGCTCCGGCCGCAACCCATCCATCAATGCCGTGCGCCAGGTGCTCATCAGCTCGCATCCGCCAACGCCAGCAGCGCATCTCGGTGCTCATCGCTTAGCAGCTGGTGAATCACCGCCGCATCAGTCTCGCCCGCCAGCTGGTGACTCAACCGATCCGCCAAGTTGCTCAATGCTTCTCGGATGCTGCGGCCAATTTGAAAGGCGTCCTTCTTTACCTCATCCGCTGGCACCAGCTCCCGCCGTTGCTGCGCTACCTGCAGCTTCGCCAGCTCCGCCTGGTAGTGCTCACGCCTTGCTCTGCTCTCATTCAGCTCCGGTATCGCATCATCCGGCAGCGCCTCGATAACCCGCTTCAGCTCCACCGGTGTCCGCGGTGCCGCTGCCTCGATCGGATCCGCCTCATCCACCTTCGCCGCGTTGTTCCTCAACGTGTTCTTCCGCCACAATTCCAGCGCCATGTCGCGATCCAGCCATCGCCTGCCGTCCTTCTCAACCACCGCCGCAAGGATCCGGCTCTTCGTCGCATGAGTTACAGCCGCCTTGGTGCAACCCTTGATCGCTGCAAATTCTGAGAACGTAACAAGCAAGTTTACTCATCGCTAGGCTTTGTTAACTCATACTAAACCGCGCTTAACGGTCTAGGGGTGTTTCATATCAAGATCCGCTGAGATCCATTGCGCCGCAAGGGTTTAGGGGG